CGTCTTTCGACAGACTCAACGGTATAATCAGTTACAGAAGGATGACGAATGCCCGGAATAGCTAGAAGCTGAATGTCAACATCTTGCTTGGCTTCCATCACATCAACAGCCCTGCGATATGCAGCAACCGTTGGGCCGTTTTTTCCGCCCTGGCTTGTGCTATCAGACATTTCTCGACGGATGGCCGTATCACTAAGGTTCGTCTTATTAGTGTCAAAAATGTTGACGCCATCAAACCCACCCTGTAGTGGGAAAGTGAACTTCAGATACTTCCTAGATGGAACATGAGAAAAATCTTTTGTTGAATCCAGGAATCTGACCTTTGTTGAAGAAGTTCCATCACGATCTAATAATGTAGTTGCTTGAACTCCGTTTCGACGATAGGTTGCTGCCGACCACTGTTGCGGATCCGGACGATCATTCGATCCAGTTATAACCTGCACCCTCTCAAGGGAGAAGAAGTTATTATTGAATCGATCAGCATCAAGAATTGTACCAGCAACATCAGGCGTTCCGTTGTTTTCTCCTACCAGAGGATTCTGCCAACTGGTGTGGAATTTCGGGAAATACTTTGTGAAGGATAGCAATGACGTATCAATCTTCTCATTTTTGTTGGGAAGAGTAACATTTGTCTTAACCTCAAACTGAATACCCCAAGTAAACGCAGGTTGAATGCTCTTTTTTGGAGAAGCTCCCGTAGCAATAGAAGTTCTCATTGGAATCGGAGGCTGTACAAATCGTTTAAGTTCATCAGACGAAATTCCCGCCCGGGTTGAACCAGACAGTGTTGCAAAACTACCGGTCAGAATTGAACCGCCTGTTGTCGGAGTAGTACCTGACGTCACCAAGTGATAAAGACCTCGGAATCCTGTCGGAAGTGCTGTTTGATCTAGCTTTCCATTTTTGAGATCTGAGCTAAGTTCAACTCTAACAAAGCTTGAAACATTTGGATAATCCCCTTCGACCACGATTTTTTGACTACCTACTGCTGAATCAAAATCAAAGTACGATCTTTGGTTACCAATTCTTTTGGCAATGTAGTTGTCTGACGTGGGATCCAGGCTCAGTCCGTGAAATGACTCCAGAATTGCAGGATTCAAATCATTGTCAGTGAATCGTCGAACCAGAACGCTGAACGATCCAAACTTGTTATTCGACTTAGCTGACGCCTGAATATTCTCAATCGTAATCTTGAATTCACCTGATCCGATTAGTCCATCAGACAGAGTAAAGAACTTGAATAAGTTCTTGTTTGATCCGCCAAACTTCTGAGAAATTACAAATGGGCTGAACGCTGTTTCAAACCTATCCTCAAAGTTCTCAAAGCTTGGAATACCAATTGTGGAGGTACTTGTAGCCGAGCCTACGTTTCTTCCCAATGTCGAAGTCAAAAGAAGTGCCAGCGGCTCATTGCTGTTAAACACTGTCGATACACTGGTGATGCCAGTTCCTGTTAGAACTGCAAATGCTGGATCGATGTCATAGTGAGCATAAAGAAGGTGACCCGAATCCTCAACTTTGGTGGGATCAGTATTGAAAACATTGACGAAGTAATTGGAAACGCTAGGATCGAATGACGCAGTAATGACATTTTTGTATGTCGCGTTGTTCTTCAATCCGTTTAGTAGCATGACGAATTCTTGTTTCGAAGATGCAATATTCACACCACCAACGTTACCACCAGCATTGCCGGATCCCGTAAACGAAGAATATGCTGCCGCATTCGTAGCAGGCGTCATGTTTCCGCCAGGATCAAGTGAGTGACTTAGCCCCAAAACCACGCCAGACGGTGCCATCAATACGCCACGCAAGATGGGATGTGCAGAAGCTGCTGTTTGAATTCCAGCCTCGCTCAAGTATGTTGATCCATTGGTCTCAGACATAATTGCACCAAGCATGTATGTCCTACCAAGCAAACCTGATGATGTCGTTGTAGCTCCAGCCTTGGCGTTTGCGCCAACGATTCCGTTAGCTTGTACCTGCTCATTACCTACAACAAATCCGGCGTTGGTTACTTTGCCCTGGTTATTTGCCGTCGCTGTTCGAGCGTTTCCGTTTCCTGCTCCCAGGACACGAACAAACGTTCCTGCAGCTGCATTTCGAAGCCACTCACGCATAGCAATGGGTCCGAACTTGGTTCCGTCACTATTGCCAAACACCGAGATGAAATCTTGAAATGTTGCAACAGTAATTGGGACAAAAGCTGGCCCTCTAACTGATGTTCCTACCACGCCAGCAGGAATCCCAGAAGGAAAAACCTGTGTTGGTCCGGAGAGATCAATCTCTCTAGCGACCACACCGGGACTAATTGGAAATGTTGATTCTGCCATTTTTTCTCCTACCTCTTTCTCTACTTATTGTCTTACTCAAAGCTAACACCATTGTTTGTGATGACGAAGTCCACCGAAATGAACTCAACAGCCCTGGTTGGAACCACCTGAATCGATCCAACAAGTCTGTTTTGTTCGATTTGAGATGATGGATTGTTTGTTTCGTCGCAAATAACCTTGAATGCATCAATTCCCTGGCGTGCCTGAACAAATGTCAGTTCCTGAATTGATTGTGACACAAACTTGGCACGTGTTTCGGCGTTGTTTTGCTCAAAGACCAAGCGATTAGCAATACTGCTGATCCTTCTCTTAATGTCAATTAGCATTCTGCGCGCATTAATTCTGTTCAGAGCAGTTTGTGCAACTTGCAAAGTCTTTTGCCCGAAGATCACGAAACCAGACCTTGGGAATGTTGCAATCGGATTGATCTTTGCATCGTAAAGTGAATCGCGATCATTAGCAGACAGTCTGTTTTCTACGTTAGTGACGAAGTCGAGTGCACCTCGGTTGAAACCAGCCGGTGCAAACCAAACCTGTTGCGTTCTATCATTGAAACCAAGGGCTCCCATTGCAGCCACTGACGGCGGAACCTGGACAACCCTGTTATTGACGTCATCCCTGATTGTCACGTCCGGGAAGTATGTTGCAACGTAGTTGTTATCAATTGCTCGTGTCTCAAACAAACTGATCGTTTTTGAGACGTCAGATCTTGCGGCTGAGTCGTCGTACAGACGGTTTGAACTCTTGTCATACTCAATGGGATCCATCAAGTATAGTGCCAGTCCATACTCTTTGACAGCGTCCGATGCATAATCTGTTACGAAAGCCTCTCTAATTCCCGGGATTGCCAGGAGATTAATCTTTGACGTAACCGGATTGGTGATAATATCAACTGCACTTCGGATTGATGCCACGTTATTATTACGACGCCCATTTCCTGCAGTGACTGCGTTTGTCAAGCCAATGTTTGGAGATGCTACTGCTTTTCCGCCTGTATCAGACGAAAGGGCTCGATCTCTAAAGTAGCTCTGATCTTCATCTAGAATGTTGACACCGTCAAATCCACCATGGAAAATATTGGTGTACTTATGGAAACCAGTGAATCGATTAAACAAGGCTGATGACGTTGCAATCAGCGATGCCATTGTGATTCGATTCGCTCGAGTACCATCAGTAACGACATATGTTGATGGATCTGCCCGTCCATTTCTGACGTATGCAGCTTGAAGCATGTGCTCAATTGCTGTTCCGGTAACCTGTGTCGTAACATCTGATAGCTGGGTTGCTGCATTGTACAACGCAACTTTTGCCAATGTAAACTTGTTGTCATTGAAGAAGTCAGCCGCCGTTCCTGTAACTAGGCTGTCCATTTTTTCAATACCCTGGAACTTAGTGTAAGTTCGGACAAGTGGGTTAATTCCTGACCCATCATTTGACTTAAGTGCAGCGTTTGCAACACCAAGTGTTGAGTTGTTGCTTGACGAGATTGGAAGTGAATCCGTCTTGACGCCCCAATACAGGTTTCCGTTAACTCTTTCTGTAGATCCAGGATCACCCAAGAAGCTCGGGCTTGATGACACAGCGCCCTTGGTAACCTTGACTCGGAAAGGAAGCGGAGGAATAATCGATCCCGTGGTTGACAAAACAGTTGTTCCAGGAGGCTGGAACAGTGAAAGTCGACCTAAAGTTGATCCACCCAGCGTTTCTCCACTGATACCTGTTAGTGGACCTGTGTTGTCTGTTAGTGTATCTGTTGTTTTGAGAGCAGAAATTCCCCTGAATCCAAACGGAAGGGATTTTTGTGGGACCTGGCCCAGATCAACCGCTGTGTTCATCACAATACGAATTCTTTGAGAAACGTTTGGATATTTTCCTGTGACCACAAGCCTTCGCTCTTCCGGAGTCTCTTGATCCCAGTCGAATCGAACCTTCTTGTCGCCAACCAAACGTGCAACATATCGATCTGATGTCGGGTCTAGCGAGCACTCAGGATATCTTTCAAGGATTTCAGAATTTCCATCACTATCCTCAAATGCCCTTACTTGAACCTCAAAAAGGCCAAAGGGTTGTTTTTCATTTGTACTTGCCCTCAAACCAGCAATTGAAATTTTGAATTTTTCATTTGCGTACGCACCGTCATCCAAAGTTTCAAAGTGGAAAAGATCATACTCAGCTTGTCCAAAGGGCTGTGAGATGAACGGTGTCGTTTTGGGGGTTGTGTATCGTGTGTCATATCGACCAAACAAATCAATGAAGGGGATCGAGCCTACCTGAGTGACTGTTGAGCCCGATACAACTGCTACAGTTGGAACTGTGTCAGATACGACAGGAGCCAACTCATGCTCGACAGCGTAGTCAAGATAAAGAAGATGCTCCTCTTTCTGGAATTTCAAAGGATCTGTATTGAGGATTTTCGAAATGTAGTTGCTATCACTGGGGTCCAACGATGCAGTTAGAATTCGAATTCCACTTTTGCTCTCATTGTAGCTCCACCCTTTTCCGGATGTTGAACTAATAATAAGCTTGAAATATTTCGTTTGTGACAACGGGCTGTCTCCAATTGCACCGACCTTTGCTACATTAAATGCAGTAGTAAGACCAGAATATGATCCAGTATTGTCCATGGCCATCATTCTGGTACCTGTAGCTAGCAGAACAGCTCCACGAACCAAGAACATTGCCGACGCATTTGAAATGCTGCTATTGTCGGTAAAGACAGGAAACCCTGCTGTTTCATCTGATACTGCATTGTGCTTTGCAACAATTAGTTGGACTGTACCTTGAGTACCCTGCTTTGTTCCGTCAGACGAGACGCTTCCCGTAACTCTAAATCCTGCGTTTGTAACTGTACCTACTGACCTTGTTGTTGAGATGTCAGATGACGTTTCATTGGCGCCTGCTCCGAGAAGACGAACGTAAGTCAGAGAAGTTCTATTGTCAAGCCATTGTTTAACGGCATAGGGTCCAAAGCGTTTTGAATCGAGTGTTCCAAATCTTGTCTGGAAATCTGCAAATGATCCAACTGTTACCGGAACAAATGCTGGTCCCTTTTCGGAAGTACCAATAACACCTGCCGGTATTCCTGTTGAAGATACCTGCATACCAGATAGGTCAATCTCCTGATCGAAAAAGCCCGGTGATCTAAATGTTTGCTCAGCCATATTTTTCTCCTATACTTCACGAACTCATAAAGCGTCTTCTCTAAGTATCGATCAAAACTCAAAACGACCTAACTAAAAAACTTCGCGATAAATTGTTTCACCACTTCTGTTGGTTCGAGTTTTTACCACGCCTATTTTTCGAATGATTTTTCCTGTAAACGGGTCCTTAATAAATTCGACTGTTTTTTCATTTACGTCATTCACTGCGCCGCCAATCATGGCAGTATTATCCCTGATTGTTGCAATGCCAGGCTTTCTTGGGTCACTTTTTGATATTGACTTTTGGCCTGCCACTGCTTGACCGGGCAAAGGTGCATCAATGTGTCTAGAATCATCATCGTAATCAATTGGATTGCCGCTTGGGGCGCCCACCACAATTTCATCCAAAACCTTTGCTGATGTGAAATCCATCTCAAAAGATAGCTGAGGGCTTGACAGAACTGAGCGGAGTCGAGCTGGAGATCCAGGATAAGTTTCACCAAGAAGGTATCCCGGAACTTTTATCGTAAAGGATGTCTTGATTATTCTTTCGTCATCAGAAAAGTCTTCAAAGTTATTGTTAGGGTCGAAACCTGTTTCCAAGTAAGCCACAAATGTGTATCCCTTTGCAGATTCAAGCCTGTACGTTCGCTGGAGATATGAATTTGTCATGATTGCCATGATGATGTCATTCATTTGTGTCACATACTGCGCCCAGACAGCAATCTCATAGGTAGCCTCTATAAGTGCCGGCGCAGGCATTTCAATTACTTCATAAATGTTGTTGCCTTGCTCTACATCAAGAACGTTTCCTTTTCTAACTCTCTCACTTACTGGTGACGCTCCGCGTCGAGTGGCTATCCTGCCTGCCTTAGCACCCTGAAGCGGGGCCGCTGTGTTGTCGTTCAAAAACGACTCATCAGTTGCTAGATCGTCGGAGTTTTTGAGACCCAGCTTATTGAGCCACCTCTGATATCTCGGATCCTTTTTTGATAGTCGACGTTTGATAATGTGTGGAACAGCTGTGTTGGTTGATAGACCCATCTCATTGTTGATTGACAGCCCAGATCTCATGATAGAAATCAAAGGAAGAATCAGCGCCCCAGCTTTGTCACGCAACGGCTTCTTTCTAGCAATTAGTGCAAATCGTTCTCCGGCAGCAAAAACTACAGGAATCTTTTTCGGTTCATTTTTGTAAGAATATGTCAAAGGAAGATCTTTGTCAAATAGGTCAAAGATCGACCGGTCGATATCCTCTATAGTACAGCTAGGAAGCTCCAGGATTGAGTCTGTTGCATTCTCTCCGGCCAAAGGGGGGTTACCAGGTCGGATAGCTTCTCTGTGTTCACGGGTTGTCATGTCTAGCTCTCATCGTAGAAAGAAGATCCTGCTTCTGTTTCATCACCTTCCGGAGAAACTTCTGCAGGACCGGATATCGGAGCTGTCAAAACGCCCTTCTCCTGGAGGGATCGAATGTCTCCTGTTTCGCCTAGTTTGTTCTCATCAAATCCACGTTGCTGAACGAACGTTTCCTGTACTGCATCAGGATCTGTGTAATGTTCGAATGTTGGCCCATGAGGATCTTTTGATATTTGACCCTTTCGTGCCTGTCTACCCATTAGCTTAACACCCATCACATGTTCAATCTGCCCATAAATTGAAGAATCAAGTTGATGTTGAATGACTTCAAAAAAAGCCACATCATAAGAAAAGTAATCTCCCACCTTGGTTTCAATTCCTCTATCAAGCAAGTCTCGATAGTGAAGATAGATCTCAATGGTGTAGAATTCTTCAATACCAAACTGATTGATTCTGACCTCTTCTGGTTTATAGTCAACCCTTGCTTCAATCTCCACGGGAGGATCAAAAACTTTCTCCAGTGACTCTTCATAAACATCATGAATATCCATCACATCGGGTCTGACCGAGTAGTAATAGATCTTCTGTCCCACAACATCCTTGATCAACTCCTTGCTTATGTCGTTAATGTAGTCGATTTCGCGGGGTGTTAAGAAAAGTCTTGCCATTAGTTGCTATCCTATGAAAATTGCCTGGCCGTTTGGAATGGGAATGCTTCGTAATACCTTTTGTAGATTTTCAACTGCGGCTGCTTCTTGCTCAATCAATTTTTCATAAGTAGTCGATTCAAGCATTTCTCTAAGTGATGTAACTAGCTTTTCCTTGTCTTCACGCCCATGTGAAAGAAGATCGCCACCGTTTAGTGTTAAGTCTCCTCCTGGAATTGGGACGCTGGTAAACTTTGTTCGAATCAGTCCCAACAATTCCTTGCAAAGGGCCAGACAGTATTGTCGAACCCATTGTCGCCCAATTGAGTTGATTTTCGAGAACTGCAAATTACCAAAGGGAATATTCGACATATTTGATGTGCCATGAATTGAGGGGTCAGTAATATCAGGATTCAATGGATGAGGAGCAAACTGAACTCTCATCCAGAGGTTTTTGGGATCAGCTGCTGTAGGCATTGGAAAAATACGAATATTTTGCCCCACAATCTTGAACGTGTAGTTAGATCTTCGCACTCGATTGGAAAGATCTAGCTGTCCACCGCGCAAAATATCTTCAAAGACAGGAAGTACGTAGAAAACTGTCTCTGGTGTAAAGGACTCAAATGAGAACTCGTTATTGAGATAGTTGACAGCTGATGATGCATCAAAGTACCTGTATGCTGCATGTGGGCTGAAATGGAAAACCTCCATTATCTTCATCTTTCCACCAAGCTGATTAAGACTACTGCTAAAGATCAGGTTTCCTGAATTGTCTTTAAGCGACTCATAGATGTTGTAGTCTTGCTGGTTCTTCACGAGATCGATTGATCCAGAAACTGAGTTGTATGACCCACCCAATCCTGCTGCCTGAGAGTATGGTTCAGCTTTTCTAAGAAAGAACTCAAGTGACTCTCGAGAATATTTTTGTTCGCTGCCTTGCATTGAACCGGTCGAGATGCCCAGGAAGTTTGTTAGTTGGCTCTTTGCCTGATATTCATTGACAATTTTTCCATACTCACTCAAAGACTCCTCAAAGCAGGCCCAAATCATTTTCTTGGTTAGCTCAACACTGAGCACATCATCACCTAGTTTTCTTTTGACAAACGTAATCATTCCGTCGGCTTCCACTTGGAAGTCAGTATCTGTGTCAAATAGCCCAAAAGGAGTAGGACTCAATGTATTGAGAAAAATTGTCATGATAACCCTGGATCTAAATATCTAGTCAGGGACAACAGCGATTTAAAGAAACTTTTGGGCGAAAAGAGCAGACGCCATCAAAAATTGGATTACTGCAAAAACAGTAATTGCACGTGTCTTGAAAACTTCTTGAGCCTGGACCTTTTCAATCTGATCTTTCATTTGAGGTGGTGACCAAACGTCATCAACTTTCTCCTTCCATGCTCTTAGTTCATCAACTTTATCTTCACGTAGCTCAAGACGTTGGATAGCCTCTTTTAGTGTCTTTAGTTCTGAGGAGAGCGACTCAATACCTGACGCTAGGGTTTCCAGTTCTTTGAGCACTAATTTTGAATACTCATTCCAACTGCTATTAGATTTGACTTCATTTGTCATCTTGATCCTCTTTATAGGTTGAAACAACACTTTTGATTTTAGCTATTCTTTCTTTGTCCCCTAGATTTGGAAGATTTAGAAACTCGACAATCAGGTCAAATGTGTAAGACTTTAGATCATCATGAGATGATTGTTGATCAATTTTTTCGATAAGTTTTCGGAGTTTTTTATACCGACTAGTCGAATTGAATTCATCTTTCTTGGATATCATCTCATTTTCCCTAACGTATTCGGACCTGTTTCTATAAATATGCACGACTCCGAAAGATAGCTTATACAAGATCAGGCTTGTGTTTTCACAAGCCTGATCGAGAAATAAACATTGCCCTAGAGACCCGAGAGGGAGAGAGATCCACTTCCTGCCAAAACGCAAAAGTTTTTTCCATCTGAGATAACGACTGCTGAATTACCCACGTCGCCGCCAAGAGACATCTTACTGCCATGCGTGGAGCCGGCTCCAGGTGGGTCACAGAAGACTGTTACACCAGATGTTTCGGCTGATCCGGTAATAGTGTGAGCATGTGCTGATATTGCCCTAAATGAAAAGACGCCGCCTGGAACAGCACTTGCCAAAGGCATAACCATTGAAAGTGCAGCTGAACCTGAGATTGTATATGTTCCTGGCTGTGTCAAGGTAGCTGCTGCTGTCTTTGCTTGAAGTGTCGTTACCGGTGAGGTGGCTTGAACAATGTCTCCCGAGAAGGTAGCTGCATTCTTAATTGAAGTACCGTTTCCTGACTTTACATTAACTCCCTGGGCATTGTTGATTACTGTTTTTGGCATGTTATTCTCCTATTGCGATCGATCAGGTCGTGAACTCACGTTTCCTTTCGAACCTAAGTATTGACAAAGTTTTCAACTCATCGACAATATCACAAAATAATTTACAATTTAAGATTATGTTTCTTTGAAAGATCTCTGCACAAGATTCTTTTTTCACCATAGGAAAAGTAAGTCTTCTGGTGTATCAATGCTTCGGCGCCATGATCAACCATGGCCTCAGCAATCGGAGCTGCCTCAGCCTTCGTAATCATAAAAAACTTGTTGTTCATAAGATCGTGGCGAACCTGTTTGATTTTTAGCAATCGATTTTTAGCATCGTCTTTGTCTGGTTTGGGCGGCTCAACTGGTTTGGGCGGCTCAACTGGTTTGGGCGGCTCAACTGGTTTGGGCGGCTCAACTGGTTTGGGCGGCTCAACTGGTTTGGGTGGAGCACTTCGTCTCCGCCTTCTTG